GAAGAAGCCAGACCTTTAAGGGTATTGCTGCGCTTGAGAAGGACGTTATTCTTTATGGCGGCGAGGGCAGGGCACTTACCTTTACTTCGGGGACTAATTCGCATTACTGCGCACCCTGCTGTCCCGGTGGCGGCACAACCAACGCTCCTGTTGCCGTTGTAGAGACTGTAGAACCGATAGTCCTCGGAACTAAGGTCGTAGAGTGCGCGCCTGCATGCAGTTGTGGCTGCGGATGCGGTGAAAACGCAGATATTCCTGAGGGAATCAGAGATTCTCTGGGCGAAACGCTTTGCTTTAACAGCGATTATCCCCGTCTTTACGTTTCCTTTGGTCTCTTCTCGGTAATCAGAATTGAGAGACCTGCTCAACTTCTCGTTACCGCTACCGATTATAGCGTACCTGACAAGGAGTGTACACAGGGTACAAATGATGATAACCCCTGCGAGCTCTTTAGAACCATAGCTTTCCCTGTAGCTCAGTTCAAGGGAACGGAGTGTTGTCACCCCGAAGCTCAAAATGACAACAGCGGCAACTGCGGTTGTCACGGCAAACACTAAAATAAGAATAAAACTGCCCGTTAATTTCGGGCAGTTTTGTTTTGTCTATGTATCTCATACGCAAACATAGTTGTAGCCGAGGCTGCTGATAGAGAGGCTCTGAACTCGCGTGCGTAGTCTATTTTCACAAGCTTGTCAGCCATATCTACAACGGTACGGGATATGCCTCGTTTCTCGCCTCCGACGAGTAAAAGTATGGGCAGCTTTAATTCACATTCACCGAGAATATTATCGGTGCGCTCGTCAGCGCAGACTACAGTGTAACCACTTTTTTTGAAGAATTTTACAGCCTCGCTTGGCTCTGACTTGTATATTGCAAAGAGCTCTGACGCGCCTGCGGAGCTTCTCGACACCACTCCTGCGGCGCTAAGCCAATTTCTCTCTGAAAGGATTATTCCGGTGCAACCCATAGCATATAGCGATCGTAATGAATAACCGAAGTTGTAAGGATCTTCTATCCCTTCTATCATAGCGTAGAAGCCGTTTTCGGGAAGGCTTATGCAACCTGAAAGGCGGGGAAGTGTGCGCTCCGAGCATATAGCGACTATTCCGCCGTGTGAATTACCAAGAGTGATTTTCTCGAGCTCGTCGTGCGAGGTTTCTAAAATCGTATAGCCGTAATTATCTGAAACCGCACGAAGATAACCGATATCCTTACCTATTTTCTTTATTCTTTCTTTATCAAAGAGTATTTTTTCTATTTTCCTGTCATTAACTCCCGAGTCGCGCCCACGAAGAATTGAGCGAATAGATGTCATTCCTTCAAAGACCGTTGAGCTTTCAAATTTTATTTCTTCTTTTAGCATTTTGTATTTCCTTTGGTCATATATTGTAACAGAATATTTCAGCTTGGAGTACTGTTATGATAGATATACTTGGCAGAGAGCGCGCAGAGCTTCTCGCAGCTTATGTAATAGAAACGGGTGCAACCGTAAGGTCGGCTGCATCAAAATTCGGTATAAGTAAAAGCACCGTGCATAAGGATTTGACATTTAAGCTTGCGAGGATAAATCCATCACTTTGCGAAGAGGTGAAGAAAATTCTTGACAAAAACAAGTCGGAGCGACATCTTAGGGGCGGGGAAGCCACGCGCAGAAAATATCTAATGGCTCGCACAATCGAGGTTAAAAACAAGAGATAAAACAGGGCAGAACACCCTGCTCCGCTTTTTTGACAATTTTACAAATCCTTATACCTATATTATACATAATGTCACGCAACTTTGCAAGCGATAAGTGATAATTTTTAACTGAAAATATCATAACTGCGCGTAAATACGTAGTTTTAAATCATATAACCCTTTAAATTGATGCCTCAATCGAAATATTGCCTTAATCGAATGTAAGTTCGCTTTTTTTATGTAGCCGTATAAACTCTTTATTATAAATAAGCGAATGATAGTACGGCAAATACTTGAAAGAAATACGCAACGAACATAAAAAAACAAGAAAAAACTAAAAATAGCATAAAAAGCCAATAAATTACGCTGTTTTGCTTCCCTAAATTATACAAAATTTTTATTTTGTATAATTGCATATATGTTCAAATATCTCCCCAGTTATGCCCTATTCTATGAAAAATCAACTAATTTACAAATTTGCCTTGTATTTTTCCTCTTTATGTGGTATAATTATTAAAGTTTTAAAACTACTTAAATTTTGGAGGATTCTACATAATGAGAATGCGTGTTCTTACAAAGACTAACAAGGGTAAGCTCCTTGCTATTGCTGACGAGGTTACCAAGCTTATCGAGGCTGATAAGGCTACTGACGTTATCCCCTCTGCATATCCCTGTGACGGTGAGCGTCTTGTAGTTATCGTTGCTTCTGCGAAGCCCAATATGCCCGAAAACTTCTGCAGGTTTGTTCGTTCTTTTAAGAAGAGCGTTACCGCCAACGTTGCTTTTATAATCGACGGTAAGCCCGAGGATGCCGCTAATATAGTTGAGATGGCAAAGACCGGTAACTCTAACGTAATGGAGGATAAGATCCTCTATATCAACGGCGGACTTCCCTTTAAGTTCCTTCGCTCTGTATCCGCAGAGGAAATGGAAACCGTTCGTAATTGGGTTGCTGACATCAGAGCTAATATGATTTAATGCACCGTTAAACAATATCTCCCCTTTTTTAGGGGAGATATTGTTTTTATATTTAATGTGCTCTTCCCTGCCCGTTACTTAAGACCTTTCGCTATGCGAAGATACCGACGCCCTGCGCTTTGCGGCGCAGTGTTCAAAGTTGGCTTTCTCTCCCCCTCACATGCGACAAAAAAGCACCCCTATTGGGGTGCTTCGTATGTGGCGGAGAGAAAGGGAAACTCTACAACTCACTAAATATTGTATATTCACGAAGCTTATAGAGCTAAATATTGTATGATTCTGAATACTTAGGCACATTTTAGGCACTTTGATGCTAATAATGCGCCTAAAGAAGCGTTTTATTTTGTGCCTACCTTTTTTCTATGGTAGCATCGTCTTTCTCGCACGCTTCCCTACCCCACATTACAAAAAGCTGGAGTATGGATGTTTTCCTTTGGAGCTGCGGAATAAGTGTTTCCCTTACGTTTCGGGCACCGGCGTTATATCCCACGAGAGCGGACCAGGCTATCGGGAACATTCGCATCACCCACTGCGCAGCAAGTTGCCAAGAGACTTTATCTATTACTATGCTAATACCTACTGCTCCAGCGAAAAAAGTAGTAACAAAGCGTGAAACCATATTGTAGCCTAAGTCTATTCTTTGTCGCGTCTTTGCTTCCATACCTATACCCGGACGGAATCCCAAAATATGTTTAACAGCCTCAAACAACGTTACACTCTCTCCGCTTGACATAAGTATGTTACCGCTGATATTCATTCCCTTAACGCGATTCGCCGAAACAATACAATTTATAACTTCCTTTGAAAGATTCATACCTTCAAGCTCGTTACGTGTTTTCCCGTGATACTTCTCTATATAAATCTCATAAGGAATACATTGGTCTCCGAGAATTTCGCTTCTACGGTTCTTCAATTCATTTTCTCTGTATCGCTGACAAAACTCAGGAATCTTTGATAGCAGTCCTCCGTCGTATATCGCACGGAGGACTTTTTCATATTCAGCCTTGACGCACTTGTATTCTTCTCCGTTCTTCTCGTTTTCGATACCTACGTTATATCTGCTGCTGTACATCACAGAACAGATAATGTAAAGGAATATAACGAGCAGCGAAACCTTGACAGCACCTTCATAGGTTATTTTAAGCTCTCCTACGGAAGCAAAAGCTGCCACGATTACTAGCATTACAAGTATCACATTAGTGGTAGTCGGCATTTTGGGCTTGTTTTCCGAGAATAAATCCTGCTCTTTCAACTCATTATCCATAGTTTACTCCCTTGGTTTGTACTTATCGCGCCACTTAAAGAAAAGCCAGCCGATAACGTTTGAAATAACTCCGACAACCGCCACGATATACATTTGCTCTGCAATAGATTTCATTATGTACATCACAGCTGCAAAAATTCCCCACATCACCGGCGCGGAGGGAGAACGCAGCATACGCCCTATATGCTTGTAAAGCGGTACGAGGCACAATAGCCCGAGAAAGCATACTATACCCGAGACCGTCGCTTCCTCTGAGCGCTCTACCCAGACCGGGAACTGCATCAGAGTTGTAACGAGAGGAGGCGCCGTACTTACGGTTAGTCCTACAGCGCCAAGTATAAAGCCTTTCGTTCTATCTCTCATTGGTCAGCTTCCTCGCTTTTTTCGGAGTGTAAAGTCGCGCCGCCGCTTATGACCTCTACAATGTGATTAAATTTCTTGGCCTCGCGTTCCTTGATAGCTGCGGGGATTGTGCTCGAGCCCTGATAAATTGTATCAAACATCTCACCGAGCGTCTTAATAGCCTCGCATACCTTTTCGAGCCGCTCGGCGGTTACACTTGGTTCTCTTAAAAGCTTGAGCATTTCCTCTTCTTTTTCGGATATAGCGGACATCTGTGCGGCAAGCTTGGACTCAAGCGCCTGAACCTCCGCTTTATTGGTCGTGGTGCTTTCCGCGACGCTCTTTTGATTTGCATTAAAAGCCGACAAAATCTTATTAGAAAACACGCTCACGCTCTGCTTGAGGAGCAGCGCTATAGCGAACATTGCCGCCGATGCAATCATTCCTACGTATTCAGCGAATTTTTCGCTTTCAAAAAAAGCGGAAAGGCGCTCTCTGAAGCTAATATCGCTTTTCTCCTCTTCGCCGGGCATTTCTGCATCATCGGCGGGCTCAGAGTCCGGCACGGCTTCACCGGGAAGCTCCGTATCTGTAAAGGTTTCCGAAGAATCCTCTTCCGCAGCGTATGTAACAATGCTCGTAAGCATTAGCAACGTGAGTAAAATTGTAATTACCTTAAAAAAATTCTTTGTCATTCTTATAACCATTCCTTTCTATTCGCTTGTATAACCTGTGATAAGCCTGTCCAGCTTATCGTCTTTATCCTTGCGGCTCTCCACAAGGTAAATCAGCGCGCGCCACAGCTCACCAATTTCTATATCGTTTCCGCGCCACACGCGGAAAAGTGCGCCTTCCTTGCACTCAAAATCACAAGCAAGCTTCGCCCCGCTTGGGAGGCTGAGCTTTATGCGATATCGAGAATTGAGCAAAAATTCACGCTTTATTCTCGCTTCACCGTTTGCAAAGCGCGAAATCTGGTATTTGTTGTCCGATGTGCGAACTACGGTTATTTCCGTTCCGTCGGCAATGCCGGGCAGTTGGATTGAAACGTCCTCGCTCTTAGACTCACTGCCGATTTCGCGCACGTACAAAACGCTTCCTATTATAAACAGTTTCACTCCGGAACCTCCTCTCCTACGGGTTCTTTAACATCCGAGGTTACGTCGCTTACGTTTTCGTACTCCGCTCTTATGGGAACGGAAATAATATTGTTTGTGACATACGCTTCATCTTTGCGCATAGTCATATATTGAGCAAACACCCTGTTTTCAATAGGGAGAAGCTCGCCGTCAACATCACCGTCAACGTAATTCTCGGGTTGTGTAAGGTCGTAGAAGCAGTACCCTTCCGCTGAGTAAAGCTCCCATACTATCCAACTAAGCGTGCCAACGTTTACGGGTGTTTCTAAAATATAAAGACCTTCTTTATATTGAAACGTGCCTTCGGGAATAGTTTTTACCATAGCGTTTTACATCCTTTCTCTTTTATTTAAGCGCCCAATTCTTGGACGATACGTAGGTTGTTATCAGCATTGCACCTTCAGCAGTGCTTTCGCAAACTTCAAAAGGTAGCTTCTTGTCTATTAAATCATCCTCGGCTCTCATTTCATCGGTTATTTCGATAGTTTTTACATATACGTTTGCGAGCTTTACGAGGTTAGCGCTACCGATAGTAAACGTTTTAGCGCTTCCCGTATTTTGTAAATGATATATCATAAAAATCAAGTCCTCTACTACGATTTGGTGACCGTAGGTACTACCCGAGCCTATTTGAACGTTAGCCTTGATATTTTTGAGTCTTAAGCTTGTTAGATTGTTGTTGCTAACAATGTTACTTAGATTCGTTGCGCTTCGACAGTCGAGTTCGGGTAGTGATGTTAGCGATGTACACCCCGAAAACGTATTTTGGAAGATTGTAACGGTTCGCGTGTCAAGTTCGGGAATTGTAGTTAAGGAAGTGCATCCTGCGAATGTGGAAGAAAGTACCGTGGCTTTACTCGTATCAAGCTTGGAAATCGTTGTTATTAACTTACAGCCCTGAAACATACTCGTAAAGAGTCTTCCTTTACTTGTGTCGAGTTCCGGAACCGATGTTAGCGAATTACAGCGGTAAAACATAAAGCTGAAATTTTCTGTTTCACTCGTATCAATTTTAGGTACTGATTTTAGGGACGTACAAGCATAAAATAAACTAACGAGATTTGTAATCCCCTTAGGAAATGTGATATTGCCTAAGTCTTCGAGTGCAGTACAATTCGCAAACATATAACTAATTTCTGTTGCGCTTGTCATATCCAGCGTACCTGTAAATCTTTTTATAGGTAAACCGTGCTCTGTGTACTGGTACATTTCATTGTCCGGCATACATAAGGTAGTAAAGTGGGCAAATGAAGTAACATTTTGAGTTTCCTGAGGATATTCTAACTCTTCGGGCGGCTCTTTTTTTTCGTAGTCAAAAGCGCTTGACATTCCGCGATTATATACAATCCCAAGCTCCTCTACTAAGTATTGATACCAATACGCCATAGATGTGCGGTTAAGCAATACAACTCCGCCACCTTCACTCTTTCCCGCATAGTACCCGTCGCTGTGTCCTTTATCATACCCGTCTGTATTGCCCGCCTCATACCCCGCATCATACACCTGTTTATTGTCCGCTCGTGTTCCGCACTTAAAGCCTTGCCGATAAACCTTAGCTTGATTTTCCGCTATCTCCGCTATCTCTCGCCCTATAGCCTTCGTGCTGCTTTCGCTCATAGTTCTTCTCCTTTTCTTCGTTGTATTCAGTGATTTCCTCCTCCACCTCGTCAATAATGCCGAGGTGGGGATAGATTATTTTTGATTTGATTACTGTTGTTCTCTCGTTTTTATTAAGTGTCATATTAGGTACCTGCAAGCCGATATGCTTCTTTGTTTTTTATAACATCCGAGCCGCATACTGTTACACCTTCAGATGTTTGAACACAACCGCCGTTTTGAGGGCGGATATCATCAGTACCTGTATGGTAAAAGGTTCCGTTCGTGTTATAATCACTGTCACACCACTGTGCCCAAGTCATACCCTCTTCGGCTTGATAGGCTGCGCCGTTGATGGTAAATGCGATTTCTTCACTATCCACCACGTAAGTTGCTTCATTACTCGGTGCGCTGTCCCTGTAACCGCTTGCGTGAGCTACTACCGTTATAGTGTGCGTTCCTTCGGCAAGCTCGAGCTTTGTGAGGTCGTTAGTAAGGCTGGTAGTACCTATCACCTCAACACCGTTAGAGTAGATGCTGTAAGCCGTTGCCACACCGCTTGTATCTGTTATTGTCAGCGTGTCGTCGCGAATGGAGATAGTAGGAGCTTCAAGCGTCGGATAAACCGTATAACTCACCGCGTTACTCTCGGGGCTCTTGTTGTAGCCACTCGCGATTGACCGCGCGGTTATTTCGTGAGTGCCTGAGGAGAGTCCGAGGGTTGAGATGTCGAATGTTATAGACTTACTTGGCGTTTGTAATTCTCCGTATTCGGAGAGCCAAGCAATTAACTTGGGGTTGGTTGCATCTGCACCGCCTGTTATTTTGATTGTAAAGCTTTCAAGAAAACTGACATGTATGGCTGACATAACAGCGCCGCCAATAATAGCATTTTCTTCTGGAAGGGGCTTAAAACCGTCATCATTATCGTTAGGAACATACGAGCCATAACCTATTAACATACCTATGCCTGTTAAATTCGTATCTAAGTTAAGGATGTCAATTGAAAAAACACCATATCCTGCCGTTGCTTCCCACCCACTCGGAACGTACCAAGTTGTGCCTGTTAAATCAGTTATGTTGTTAGAATTACCTTCAACAATATAGAAAGTAAAATCACCTATTGCACCGCTATATCCTACCTCATAGCCTGCTTCGGTTTTGTTAGAAGTTCTTGCAAGACCGATAAATTTCTTTTCGCCCGAATAGGTATATGTCTCATTTGTAAGCTTGACACCCGTTTCGGTAATGGTCATCGCATCCGTAACTGAATAAAAGTTTGTTGACGTGAACAAAAGAGTTGCTCCGTCATTACTGTATATTTTTACATATCCGCCACTTGCCATATCAATTCACGCTCCTTTTCCTAAAGTATACCTTCCGAAGAGGTTATATATGGGTGGTTTGCTTCAATTTCCAGAAAAATTGTAACGGCTCTGACGCTACTATCACATACCATATAAATTGCATTTTGCGCCACAAAACCATTTTGGTCTAAATAGCCGTCAGTATTATAGGTTGTATCTGCTACCCACTCGCCCCAAGTCATACCTTCCTCGGCTTGATAGGTTGAGCCGTCAATAGTGAAGGTGATAAGCGTTACTGCGCTCACTGTGGCCACAACCTCTCCGTCCACGAGAATTTCAAACTGTTCCGCAAGACTTGACTCGTCGCTAATCGTCAGCGTATCGCCTTTACGTGATATAACAGGAGCGCTTAGAGTTGGTTTCTCGCTCAGTCTGCGGAATGCATATCCTGCGCCCGAGGCGGCTTGGTTTCCTTTTGCAAGCCTCGTGAATTTGTATGCCATTACTCCGCCTCCTCGATTATGTAGATTGCTCCGTTCTCATAGCTGTCGGTGGTTTCGCCGGTGTACTTATAGACTTTACCAAGCTCTGACTCCGTTGCCGTGGAAAGAATATTATTCATTTTCGCCTCTGTAGAAACTTCTAAGGGTAACCCCTGTGGCACATCGACCTTGACTCTCGCGTACTCCGTTACGTTGTGCTCACCGTTCACTGCTATTTCTTTAACGCCTGACGGTATAATAAATCCCTCGGGAATAGGGACTGATACTGTAACCTCGCTCAGACCGTAGAAGCCCTCACTCGGCTTTACAACACAATTTTCCTTTACCGCCTTTTCCTCGAGTGGCGGCTGCACGTTAACCTTTACGCTATCCTTTTTATTGACGTCGTAAACACCGTTCTCGTTTATCTCAAGCTCTCCGGACGGGAGAACGTATTCGCCTACTGCGGGCTCACCGTTAGACTTGTGAAAAGTTTTACCTGCCACAACGTCGGCTTCCAAAGCAGTGTCTCCGCCAAGGTCGAGCAGTACCTCCCCGGCGAGAGTAACCTTTTTCAGATTCATACCTCTTCTCCTATTTCTAACGTTTTGTAGTTTATATCAAGAACCGCACCGCCGTCAGCCTCGGTCGTTAAACTATAGGTTATGTAATCGTCGCTGTCTATAAAGAACTGCTGAAGCTCTTTCACCTCGTCAAGTGCTTTGAGCACGTCCTCGTGTTCTGCCTCAATATTTTCGTTCGTTTCGTTAAAAACAGCCTGTATCTCCTGCTTTGTCTTTTCGTGCTCGGCTTGTATAGCTTCAGCTGTTTTTTTATTCTCTTCCGCTATACGGACTTCCGTGTTAGCAGCTGAGAGCGCACTGTCCTCCGCGGCTTTAGCGCTTGATGCACTCTCCCCTGCGCTCTTGGCTGAAGCTGTTGCGCTGCTCGCTGCATCACTTGCACTGTCGGCGCTTTCCTCTGCACTGCGGTCTGCGGCATCTGCACTCGCTGCGGCTCTTTCCGCATCTTCCTTAACGCCTCGGATTATTTCCCAAGTACCGTCAGCCTTTAGCGCTTCGTCTATCTCCTCCTCGGTATCGTCCATACCGGTATCCTGCACAGCGAAGATAAATTTCGGAGTTCCGATGGACGCGCCTCCCTCTCCGATGATTCTCATATCGCAGCTGATATTACCCGCTACCGAAAGAGCGTCCTCGGTAGGTATGTAGCTTACCGTTCCGTCAACGTGGCTCACTATGCAGTTGTCGGCAACACCCGTACCGTTCGCACCGTTATGAATGAATATAGCAGCGAGCGTTCCGGGCGGAAGCTCTACAGGGCTCGAGCCAAGCCTGAACGAAAAAATTATCTCGTGTGCTACGAGGTCACCCTTTGTAAACGGTATTGTAACCTGATGCCCGTTGTGCGCGAGGTCGAGCACAACTCTGTGCTTTATACATAATGACATTTTTATTCTCCTTTCAAAAACTACTCAAATTATAAACAAAAACAGGGAGGTAAAAAACCCCCCTGAAACTTTACATATCGAAGAACGCTGCGAACTCCTCCGCGGCCTCCTTGGATATCTTTTCTATGATTCCGTAAATCGCGTTCCAGACGTTGCGCAGAGGTATGCCGACCACCTGCGAAAAGGAAAACGCGAGCTTACGCAAAGCGCCCATAAGGTCTGAAACCTCTGCCTCACCGTCAATGAGCTTCCAGGCTACCTTGAAGATAGAGCTAACACCCTGAAATAAGGTGTTCATTGAATCAAAAGCATAGTAGGACATATCATATCCGTCTATAGCGAGCGAATAAATATCGCGCACCAGAGGCAGACCACCGATAAGGTTGCTGCTAAAGTCTGATAAAATATCCTTCCATATTTCCTCTTCGTTGTCTATCTTACCGCGCAACCATCTGAACAGTAATGCCACCGCAGCCATATATACAGCGTTAGAAAAAAGGACCGTAGTACTTTTCGCTACGTTTTTGTTAACAGCCTTGAGCCTTGTTTCGAGCTTCTCTCTCGCTTCGGAATTATTTTCATAGGCAATTCTTTTGCGAATAATTATCATCTCGCCCCAGGCGTCAAGGAAGCGGCCAAAGGTTTTCATAGCATCAGACGAGAACATTGTGAGTGATTTCTCAATTTCCTTTTCTGAGCGCATCGCCGCGGATTTCTCTGTAGCAAGAGAGTTTTGCTGTGTATCGAGAATTACTCTTTCGAGAAGTTTTCCTGCGGATACCCGATTTTCCTCGGTGTTCAAAGCGCCTTCTCCGTTTTTCGCGCACTGAAGCTTACACGCCTCGAAAAGACCGCATATAACACCACGGTCCACCCAGCCGATAGGAGCCATTATTTTCTCCTGCCCCTTGGCAAACACCGCTGCCGCCTTGCTTGTCTTAACGCTGCCGTCGCTCTTCTCGATTACGCCCTGCGCGAGATATGCGTGATTATCGTCGGCTCTCACCTTTGCAAGCGGGCAGTACTTGTCTACCTCAGTACCGAAGTCCTTGAGAGCGGCTCTTCCCTCTGCACTCAACACGTCCGCACCGAAGTTTACTCGGCTCGCAACCGCACCAACGCCTTTTATGAGAGTATCAAAATCAAGAACGTGCATAGCCGCACCGTATGAGGAGAGCTGCGAGAGCAGTACCTTGCCGTTTAGTCCAAGCGCAGAAATCACCATTCCCGAGCGAAGCGGAGCGATAATATTGTTAATAAAACTATCCTTTGTGCTCTTGAGTCCTTGTATATCCTCTATAAGCTCTTTGAAGTAATCGTGCGCGCTGTGCTCAATAACCTTTCCCTTTGCGTTCTTGCGACGGCCCCAGACGCCCTCGCTCGCTGCCTTGAGGTTGACGGCGCGGTTTTTGATGCCCGACGTATCAACGTTGAAAATTTTGTCATAAAAATCCACAGTCTGTTGCATATTTGCATAAGTGCATATAGCGCGAGTGTGGCGAGTCAGAATACCGGTTACGTCACTTATAAGCAGCGTTTGCTTCGAGCCCTTGACTCTTTCCTTATTCGCTGAAATATTGCTGACAGAAACAAGCTCGTCGCGATACGTCTGCGCCTCTACTGACTCCGCTTTGCCGGAGCGCTTTATCGGGAAGTAATAGCCCTTGAAAATGTTAGAGAAGCCCATTCTCTCCATATCCGTGTCATACTTCATTTGACGCAGTTCACCCGTGAGTGCACGCTCTACAATGCCTATTAGCCTTTTGTCGTTCTCGCTGAAGCTCTTCGCTATATTCTCTCGCATTCCCTCCGCAATAGCCTTTATTTCCTCCGGCTCGAGATAATCCTTGTCAGCCTGCATCAGGCTCTCGGTGTCCTCGGTCCTCGAGTACGCTTCCTCCTCGGAGATTCCCTCGCTTTCTGCTATAGATTTCGAGCGCAGAACCCTCACGAACTCAATAGTTGCTCGCTCAGCCTCCTTCTGTACCTTAATCTGCTCACCGGCAAAATTCGTATATTCAAAGCCGTGGTATACGAATCCGGCCTGCGCGTGCTCCTGCTTTATGGTCATATAAAGCGCGATAGCCTGTAGCTTCGGCACTCTGTAACCGTGAATCGTAACGTACTCCGTCTGAGCGTTTAAGAGGTAATCGGGATTTTGGTTTATGAAGTCGTAATACTCCGAGAGAACACGCGCCTCAGATGTCGCAATTCCGACTGCGCTCTTCTCAAGCATTCTGAACATCTCCGTGTAGAATCCGTCCTCTTGATAAGCGTCGTGGCGTCGCATAAGACTGAGCGGGTCGCTGTAATTCTCGAAATAGTTCTTTATAACGCCGGGAACACTCCAACGGTTGGTGTCATTCTTTTTCAGCTTCCGAGCTATCTCCATACGTTCAATATACTTTTCTGCAAGCGGAACGGCATCAACCCACTTGCCTTGATAGAATACCTTATTGTAATTCTCTGCGAAGTGTACGAAATAAGTGAGAACGTCACCAAGCTCATATAGCTCCGCAGCGGTGAGCTTACCCTCGCGCAGAGCGATATCCTCGAGCATTCCGCGAATAGCTCTGATATACTCACCGGTCTCCGAGACGCTCTCGTAGGCGAGCATCGGGTTGTCCTCGCTATACCAATTAAGCAGCTCGCGCACCTTTTCCCTCACCTCGTTTGGCGAAAAAGTCTTTCGGTATTCAAAGCGTGATAGGTCGCGCAGAAGCCCCGTAAGCGCAGGACCTTGTATCTCCGTCGCATTCTCAAATGTACCGAGCTTTTTATCTCTTATACTCCGTGCAATACGGTCAAGATTAAGAGTCGCTTTGTAGAAAGATTCTGTTTCTCTGTACTTCTCGCGGAAATTACGCTTAGCCTTGTCAATCTCTGCGCGGCTCTTTTCTACAGCCTTACGCTTAGCCTTGTCAATCTCTGCGCGGCTCTTTTCTACAGCCTTTCGCGCATTCGTCAGCTCCCTTGCCGGGAGGGACTGTTCGCCGCCCTCACGGAAGGCGCGGAGAAGCTCGTCAACAATCTCGCCTTTCATAAACGAGAGCTCTTCGGCAGTCGCGTAGTCGTAACCGCCTATGTATCTATCCGCCTTTTCTGCCGCATTGTAAATCTCGTTAATCTCAAAAAGTGCATCAGCAGCAGGCATATCCTCAAGGTACTCATATCCGGGATTTTCGCGTGCGAAATCGGTTACAAAGACGTCGGCGGGAATGGGTTTTTTATCCGAACTCTTGTTGCCAAAGCGCCCGAAGAACGACCTCGAGCCGCCCTCGTCATATTTGTGTTTTATTTCCGCTTTCATATCATCGGAAAACGAGAGCCTGCCTATATAATCCTTTATGTACGTTCTCAATTCGTAGTTGCGCTCGTAGTCGGGATTTTCAACCTGCGCCGCCTCGATTATGCTGTCGAGTATCTTAGAGGACATATTGATTATAAAGTCCTGCTGCTCGTTCTGGCTCGAGCACTTGTTTAGCCCCTGCCATATTTCCTCGATAAGAAGGTCGCGCTTCCTGCCGCGAATAGCCTGCCCGCCCGAAACGTCGGAGAGAATTTTTCTCGCGTCCTGTTTGGTATAGACCTTTTCGTGCGTATACTTTGCAAAAGTCTTGAGCATCTGCCCTTGACTCATAGTCACCTTCGTGGGATTTACCTCGAGCCTCGATGCGAGAGCCTCACGACGGTACTTGTCAACCACGTCGCGGAACGGCTTAGCGCTCGAGAGAGTGAGCAGCTTCTCGTCACGGCGGGTTATCATACCCTCAAGCGTCTTGAGCTTTGCGTTAATCTCGTTGCGCTCTTTGGCAAATCCTTTCTTACCCTCAATCTCCTTGAAGCGCCGCGTAAGCCTGTTTCTCTCGTCAATCATCGCGCCTATGGTATCTATCTCGTCGCGGTACTTGCGCACGACCTCGCGCTCCGCCTCGGTCTCTGCAAGTCCAAAGAACGTCTCCGTCAAAACCTCACGGTCGAGAGTGTCGGAGAGAGAAAATTTAAAATTCTGTGTTTCTTTTACATTATCTCCTGCATTTCCAGCATTTTTCTGTTTTTTTAGCTTGACATTTATTGCGTTTTGGAGTATAATAGTCATAGAGAGATGTTCGTTATTCTCATCAGCCCCTGTCGTAACCAGGTGTGCCCGTGAGTTTTCGGTCATCTCTTTCTCTATAGCCACATTGTGAAGATAAAGATATTGCGTAGAAGGATCCCGCTGCAACATAACCCCCATATAATAATTCTGATTTCCAATTTTTATTGGTGCGGCAACAACGATTCTTTTAACACGCTCGTCAGAGTTTTTTCTGTTTTCGTAAAAAATCACCCGACCTTTTTCAATTACACTTGGTATTGCTTCCATTGAAGCAATTTTTTCAGATGTAAGTCCGTGCCTTATTTCAGATTTTACACTCGAATTACCCAATGCGATATCTCCAAACTCCTCAGAATATATAGAATTACCAAGGTTAGAAAAATATTCTTTGAACATTTCTTTGGGGGATTTACCTGTTTTTTCAAGTTTGCTCGCATCTATAGTAGCAATAGTATCCATATCCGCAAGTTTCTCAATATTCTTAGAAATATCTTCTGTTGAAAATTGAGGATATTTTATTGAAAACTTCTCCTCACTCTTACTCACCACACCCGCCGATGCAAGCGCCTTTGAATTTTCGTTAGCGGTGCGGAGCGCGGAGACGAACATATTCTCAAGCTGCTTCTGCTTGCGTTCCGATGCTGTCTTGACGATATCCGACTCAAAGGTTTTGAGGGAGTGCACTCCGAGCTCCAGCTCTGCCTTGCCGGTTATTTTCTCAAAGAAGCTCTTCACAAACTGCCAGATGCGCGAGAAGAGGCTGCGGTGCTTTTCGGCGAGCTTGTCTATAGCGTTCTGTTTCGTGAAGATATTTTCAACAGCGTTTGCGATAACCTCTTCTTCGGCAAGCTCGTATGTAAAACCCGGACGCTTTTTCTTGTAGAGGTCGTACCTCGCCTTGACTGCCGCCTCGTAGCTCTGCGCCGTGAAAAATTCCGCCTTAATAAACTGCTTTAGCTCCTCATATTTCTGGGGAGCGTTTTCTTTTAAGTAGTGTGCAAGCTCGTGAGTGCAAGCCTCGGTAATTGCATAGTCAAATACGCCAACTCCCGACTTGTTGCCGGCATTAACGTCTATAAATATCGTACGCACGTCGGGAGAGAACTTCGCGTTGTAATCCTCGCTCATACCGTTTATTATAACGAAATTACTACCGTCAATATACCTTGCGAGAGTACGCACCCTATCTATCTGCTTGCGCTGCGTAGGGCTCAGATGCTCTACGTCTACCGTTTTGTCAATATGGAAGTTAGGAAGCTCGTCACCGGTTTCGCTGTTTTGGACTTCGCTGCTTTCGCTTTGCTCAGATGCTTCCTCTGCCTCCCTCTCGGAGGCTTTTTCTTTTTCTCTGCGCTCCTTTTCGCCCTGCACTATCTTGTCTATCTCTGCCTGCCTTGCCCGAACGCCCTCCGCGTACTCAACACCGGCATTGTAGGCAGCGGTAACTGTAGCATTATCAAGCGACAAAACGCCCTTGTAGTCCTTTTTATCAAGAGTTTGCATCATCTCAGTGAGGCTTCTGCCATCGGAGCGCTCACCAAGATTTCTTGCAAGCGCAAAATATAGGTCGTACGCCTCTGGCACTCCATTGTATTTTGCCTTGCCCTCGGAGTACGCCTTCATCGTTTCTTGGTCATAGCGATTTGATGGCGCTACTCTCTCCTCGCTCGTGAGAATATCGGTCACGTTTTCTCTTCTCTCGAAGAGCTTTTTCGCTGCGTCCTGCTCTTGATAATCAAACTGCTGGTAAATTTGCCCGAATTCTGTAGAATAGAACTCGTCGAGCTTCTTCTGCTCCTCGGGAGTAAGAGGAGTTCTGTCGTCCGCAGCCTTTGAGATAATACCGTTTGTACGATTTATCGCAAGCTCCTTTATCGCCTTTGTAAGGCTGCCAAGCTTCTTGTAGCCCTGTGGAGTGCCTTCTTCTGCCTCTGTGAGGCTTTCTGCCAGCTTTACGAGTTTCTCATCACCCGAAGCCTTAGCCGCGCCTACGACCAAATTTCCGGCGTGCTCAAGCTCCGAAACCTCTTTACCTATTTCCACGGTTTGCCTTCCGCGCGCAATACCCGTAAGCGTAGCACCACCCGCGCCCATTCCTGCGCCCATAAGAGCACCGCCAAGTGCAGCAAGGCTGACGTCGCCAATAGATTCTACTACCGTCAATCCGATTGCGTCACGATGGCTTTTTCCGGCATCTCTATATTTAAGATAGGATTCGCCCCATTTGCTTTCGGAGTACTCGCCGGAAAAGCCTTTTACCGCAGCATCGAAAATCATATTTCCAAGCTCGGTAGCGCCTTCTTCTATTGCTTCCATTCCTGCGTTCTTGCCAATATATGCAAAGAAGCCCTTCACACCTTTTCCGATAGAATCGTTTTTAAAAAGTGCGTTGAGCGGTAATTTCTCAGCCGCGAACTCAATACTTCCGGCAAGAGCGCCGAGCACCGTCGCTTGCCAATCCTTATATCCGCGCGACTTTGCTTCTGATATAGCGCTCGATGCTGCCTGTGAGGACATAAGAGTCTGAGTTAAAATACTCGTCAGTTTAGTAGTACCGGCTTTACCGAGTCCAATCAACTTACTCGCTCCGAGTCCGGGCGCCAATGAAACGAGCATATCCGCGCCGCTCATAGCAGTCTGATACACGAAAGAGCCTACACCGCTCATATCGTTTGACACAGCCTCTCTTTGAAGCTGTGCCGCCGTGGTGTGATAAGGATTATCTACTATATCCTTTCCCGCGATACCGCGCAGGAAGTTGTCCGCGCCCTCGAAGGTTGATAGGAATTGATGAAATACCGATTCTGCCGAGAGCCCAAGGTCACCGAAGAAGCCTTCGTCGCTCCTTCTTTCATATTCCTTAAAATCCTCTGCAATTCTTCTCTCGGATAGCGGGTCCCTTAGCTTTTCTATGTATTCTTCGGCACCCGCTTTTCCCTCGGTGGCGTAAAGATAGTTGTAGAGTCCTCGCTCATCGTCCGTCATATATTTAAGCTCGCGGCCGATATCCCAATCCTTTATAGCGCCGATATCGCTCTGACCGTTAATCTTTTTGTAGGTAAGGTTTCCCCCGCCATCTACAGCCTTTGACTTTTCGGCATAATCGGACGCAGAGAGCAGCGCCTTGTATTCCTCAGGGATAAAAGACTCCCGCTTCTTAGCCTCTGCGGTATATTTAGCCACCCCGGTGCTGATTTTTCTTTTAGCTGCCGACTCTTCAAATATTTTTTTTAAAGCATCACGGCTCGCCTCCGTAATTTCTCCGCTGTCCTGCTCGGCTTTTCTTTTTTCAAGCCTTGCCTTTAGTAATTCCGTGTTCATAACCTTCTCCTTATTGCATCAGCGCTATGAGAGTTTTTTCGTCGAGCTTCCTTCCGCTCTTATCCTCCCAACTCGTCAGCGCGTATATTACCTCGTCGGAGGTAAGCTCCCCTGCGTCATACGCCGACATAAGAGCATTATAATAATCGCTGATAGAGCTTCCGTCGCTTGCTACCAGACTGCCAAGATAAGCCTCGAACTCGTGTGAGTCCATAAGATTCTCAATATACTCAAGGTCGGAGGCGGAAAATCTGTAACCGTCCTCGTCTTCCTTGTCGTCGCTGGTGATGCTCTTCAGTTCCTTGATTATATCCGTCCTTGATATCCCATCCTCAAGCATAGCGTTTACGAGCGCCGCCGCGGTAGTGTTGCCCTTGTAGTCCTTGTAGCTGCCGTCGTACTTGAAGGACGCATTGTTAACGGCTCTCTCGGATGCAAGAAGCTTATCACTGTCAATCTCCTTGCCGTTATCTCCGTAGCTATCTCCTGCACCGAAGAGCTCGAGAAGCTCAGCTATTTCTCTTGTATCCGTTCCCCCGCTCTTCTCGAGCACGGAAGCATAATCACCGGCAAGCTCCGCACGAGATAGCAGCTCCGCGCCCTCGTTATCGTATTTCTGCCGTGCAAGCTCCATAAACTCGGGCATCATAGCGTCAGCGTTATCCATAATATCGCTGTAAGCCGCATTTCCTGCCATAGAGGCGTACGTAGAGCCGTAGCCTCCCGTAAGTCCCGCCGCCTCTGCCGTGGCGTTTCTGCGTGCCTTTTTCGCGTCCTCGAGCGCCTGATTACGGTACTGCTGATATAGCTTGTCTGCATCTACGTTGTATGAGAACTCACCGCGCTCAAGGTATTTGTCAAGATATTCCTTCTGGAGCGCAAAATATCTGTCCGACTCCGAGCTTACGGATTTACCCAACGCGCTGCTCGCGTATCCTGATTTGATGCTTTCGACGTCAAGCGCGGGATTTTCAGGCGTTGATTTTATACCGGTATCTTCTATTGTAGGATTGACCGAGCTCGGTACTGTCTCGGTTTTGCCGTTTTCCTCTTTCTTGTTTTTGCCGTACATAGTATCGTAAAAAATTCCCATGTTAACCTTCCTCTTTCTGCCCTGATTTTACATCTGAAATCCGCGTTTCGAGCATATCGAACATAATGTTAAGCTCTTCGGAAAGCTTTTTACACCAGAGCGCAAGCTCCGCTATGCTTGCATTCTGCTTCGGCGGTTGAATTTTTATATCCATTTTCTTTTACCTCCTAAATTCTTCAAAAACCTTTGATATAGAATATAGCTTAAAATTACCCGTACCGGTAACCTTGATACGGAAATGGTCGCACCTTCTCGGCATAACGTATACAACCTCGCTTTTCGGTGTCGGATTTACACCTACAAGCCTTGCGACGCTGTAGTACTTTCCGTCACCGTCGTATTGCACCCATACGTTAAACGTGGCCCCAAAATCAAGCCTTACGCGCATATCGAGCCTTATGAGATATTTACTGTCGGGTGAGGAAAAGCCTATCTCCCCGCTTTCAAACATATACTTTGTTTTTTCACCGTCAGTCTCTTCACCTCTGCCGCGGTATTGCCGTCTCTTTACAAAAGTCTCGCCGTCCTCTTCCTCTTCGTACAGTAGTACTAATCCTTCGTCTCGGTTTACCATTCCCGATATATAACTCTCGGGCTCGCAAAGCTCTTTTTGCCAGAATCCGTATCTCGTATCGTACGTCAATATGCACGGCCCTTCCGGAGTATCCAAGCAACAAACGTACTTATCTCCATCGACTCCTGCTACCGCCCGTTCGCATTCGATTTTTCCTAAACTGTCCGAAATAGGTGCAATATGACTTCCGTCAAAAGAAAAGAAATAATCGGTTCCCTTGTATATTACCCCCTCGTTTATATAAACGATAGCGTCGCTTGTTCCCGGGGCAACTCCTCTGATTTCAAGAGCGACAACCTGATGTGCTCCGCTCGCGGACGGATATATCTTATATGCAACGTTTTCCTTGAAGAATATCGGTGTACCGCCTAAAACTAACGCCCCTGTAAACTCCCCCTGCGAGCCAACGCTTGCCGCCCAGGAGGAATCGGCGAGCCCTTCGTATCTGTACCATTCGTTATAAGTACCGAGAGCCGTGCAGTAAAGCTCGTTAACGAACTTTCCGAAAGCGTTTTTTCCGCATCTGCATCCCCAAAGTCTGTTTTGCGCCTCAACGACGAAATCCAGCTTCGGAAATTTAATACCTACGTCTATAGAGTATTCTTGATACGAGCTGTCAAGCCAAAGCTCCGTGTAAAACACTTGAGTACTGATATTACCGTTTTTTGCTTTAACCGAATGGAATTTATCATTATAACCCTCCAAAATTATATCGCCCGCAACAATATCTACGACGTCACTTTCTACGACGTCACTTTTTGTATTGATTCCGAGGTCGCTCGGCAGATTTAATATCACTTCTTCTATCTTGTTTGCGTCCTCGGCAGAAAAGAACGACTGCTTTACCTTTAATAGAAGCTTATCTTTTGTTATTTCCACACCTTTGCTGTTCCGAAGCACGTCCTCGCCGTTATCTCTTTTTACCCAAGCGTAGTGTCTCTCATCTCTGTTTTCAAGGTTAGACGAGCTGACTACGGGGACGTCTATTATTCTTCCAAAATCATTTTTGTACGCGTTAACTATTTCAAACGTTTTCAAACTCGTAGTGCTGGAAGTATGTGTTTCATAATTATCCAAATCCATAGTGTCAAGAACACAATAGTCCGGCAACACGATTACCTTGTTGCCAAAGCGTATCAGCTGACGCTCATAACCGTCATAATCCTCTTGAAGTCCAAATTTAAAACCGTTATAGTATAGAAAGTCAGAGCCCTTATCGGCTATTACCATACACAGCGCGCGGTCCTTCCGTAAAACACCGCGCAGCTTTCCGGCGTGTACCGCTTGCTTAAATCCTCTCGGCGCTCTCGTCGATAGCACGGGATAATCGTCGTTTGATAAGTTATAGCAGTCGTGAAACTCGTTTTCGGCAATTCTCGCGCGGCGGTTATAGCCGCGGAATTCTTCTATGTAGCTGCGGCTTTTCTTCGTTTCTTTAATCTTGGGAAGCATTATCTCGCCCTCCTTCTGCTCGGAGAGTCGGGGCGCATAGTCTGTATCAGATGCACCTTGTAATCCGCGAGAATCTTGCTCGTTATTTCAAGCTCGTTGTTATAGTGCTCTTCCTCGTGGATTGCGAGGTATATCTGAGAGAGCACGTAATGGACGTACATTTCGTCATACGGCGGCGGCGCCATAAGGGTGAGCTCTCCGTCCGTGTCTTGGTCGTAGCGTGAAAAATTCCTGTTATATTTCGCCTCGCGATAGCGAGAGAGCGCCTCGTTGGCGATTCTGTGCTCAAGAGTTGTAACGTGTGCAACAATCTCTTTTACGTCCGTCTGTCCGGGAAAACGCTTTTCCACTCTTACTACGCACTCGTTTAACGTCATTTTATTTTCTCCTTTTTGATACCTAAAATATAGGAGGTGCCGCGGGTGCGACACCTCCGTCTTGCAAGCGAAAATCCCGCCGGCTATTTAATCTCGTTAAGCTTCTTTTCGAGAGCCGCCTTGTATGCACGGTCGGCCCTTGCAAACTTATTCTTACGCTTCAGCATGAGGTAAAGCTTGTAAGGAATCATAACCTGCTCACCGCGTTCATACTTATAGGACTTGCCCTTAAATTTAACGGTTATAGTCTTTGAGCTGCGCTCGCTGTTGTCGATAGGAAAGGTCCATGGTACCTTTTTATCGTAATCAACCCGCGGCGTCGTGCTTGCGGCATTTTCCGCAGGCTTCACCGTGGCGCTCTCGGGTGTACCCATACCCTCTGTCTGATTCACGTTCTTTTCGTCGGTAGCTTTAGACATTTCTGTGTCCTCCTTTAGTTTTTTACGCGCCTATCGTAATCTCAGCATCCTCGACGGCATTGAGCGAGGAGCAGGAACCGTAGTTGATAAGGTATGCGGGAATAAGTACGCAAGTGGCGCTTGCAGCCTTCCAGCCGATTGTACCTCTCTGCTCGAGGGGGTCTGCCGCTCCGGAAGAGCCAACCTGCTTTATAATGGTGCGAAGTCCGCCGCCCTCAAGGCTTACACAGCCGTAAGAGCCCTGTCCTACAAGGTGAGCGTAATAGATAGCTCTGCCGCTGGTCGCGTCCTTTGCGATAAGCGCATTTGTGGATTCATAGATGCGCGCGCCAACGACGTCACCTACGTAACCGTTTGCGAGATTCTGGGGCTTCAGGTACTTGTAGAGCTCCTTGTATTCCTCGTCTGCGGTAAGGTCGCTTGCGACGTCGGTATGAAGGATAAGCGGATATGCACCGTCAATCTTGGGCGCGTTAACTCTCTTGAGGAAAGCAACGATTTTACGAACGTCAGCGACGCTTATCTTGTGCGCCTCGGGCGTCATATCGCCGGTATCGTCGGCGTCGTTTGCGAGATATTCCTCGACCTCGTCATCGGCGAGGAGCGAGTTTCTGATAAGCTTGTCGAGGACTATGTTTGCCTGGCCCGCGAGCAGGTCTACGGTCTCGTTAACCATAGGGTCGATAGCCGTAGTCTTTACCATATCCGTAATTCTTACGTAGTTACCGTACTGCTTGACTGTAACCGTAATGGTATACATATCAACAGCCTCGCCGTCGGGAGTTACACCCTCGGTAAGCTCGTATTTTTCGGGGGTAGTGTCAAGGTCGCGGAATCCGCGGAACTCAACACTCTTTCCCTTACCTGCGGGAAGAGGCTTTTTTACCGCAAACTGTGCGAAAACCAGGTTGGGCGACGCCTTTCTGATAAGGCGGTTATCGTAATAAGTCTTAAACTCGGGAGCTATACCGGAGCTCTCGGTCGTCATAATCTGTTCGTCAAAGACGAAAAGGTTTCTCGGGTTGAAGCGTATTTTACCCGCTTCAATTTCAAAAATTGCGTTTTTGATTATCATTTTATTTCTCCTTTGTTTCTTTTAGCGGAGAATACCAAACGTTTGGGAATTCTGTTTTGATGCTTATACCCTGAGGCGGTCGAGCCCGACCTCTTCACCGCGAGCCAATCTTCTTTCGATTTCCTCGTAATCCGCGTCTGACATATTTTTGACGTCGATTCTCGGAGAAGCGGCTGTTTTTCCCGCGCCGGCTGCACCCTCGCTCGGACGGCCTTTGTTCGTCTGTACCACGCGCGCTGCATCGGCATACGCCTTTTCTTCAACGGCTCTGATGCTGCCCGCGATAATATCCTCGAGGTGAGCGTGCTTGTAGGCGTCGGTAACCTTCATACCGGAGGCGAGATACCTTCGGAAGTCCTGGTTTGCAAGCTCGGTCTTGAGGTCAAAGTCGGGATATATCTTCTTCGTTTCCTTGCCCTCGTCGGTCCAGCGTACCATATTAGCGTAAAGCTTATCCTGCGCCTCGCGGTCTGCGAGCTTTTGACGAAGCGTCTCGAGCTCCTGCTCGGTGGCGCGCTTCTCCTCAGCACTCTTTTTTTCGGAGCGTATAGCCTCTACGCTTTTTCCGGACTCCATAGCCTCCTTCTCAAGCAGCTCGTCGTCCGCCTGCATAGCCGCTACAATGCCGTCAATATCCTCGGCACTCTTCCCATACTTTGAGGCGTGAAGTGAAATAGCACCCTTGAGCCTGTCAGCCTCTGCGCGAGCGTCGGTCTGATTTTTAAATCTCTCGTTTATCGCACCGGCAACGCGGCTTCCGTAGATGCCTTTGAACTTATCGCTTTTTATAAGCTCGTCGAATTCCTCCTCCGCAGTTTTCTGCGGCTCCTTATTGCCTGCATCGGTAGCCGTACCGTTATCTGCGCCGCCTTGAGCGCCGTTACCGTCCTCCTCTGCTTCTTTGGAGTGAGCGTCACTCCTATTAGCATTGTAGGCTTTTATCGCCTGTGCACTGGCGACACCGTCCACAATACCGTATTTCTGCTCCATTTCAGCCATAAAGAGGTCGTCGCTATCGACTGTACCCTCGGCTGCGGTGCCTGAATCAGCGTGGCCGGCATCAGCCGCGCCGCCCTCTGCTCCCTCCGCAAAGAACTGAAGGCTTATTCTAACACCGAGTAAGTTTCTTTTGGATTTCATAAAAGATTTCTCCTTTGTTTTTTTCTGCCCGTCGGTGAGCGACTCCACCAAAAGCGAAGATGCCAAAAAGGCTTCTTACGGCAATATTATACAGCAAAAAAAGAGGAGGAAAAACCCCCCTCTAAATTTGCCGAATTTTTGTTTAACCTTCAACGTATTCCACCGCGTCACCGTGAAATGCCGCGAGCATCTGATAACCCATAAGTACCGCACGGAACATAAGGCTCAGAGTCGAGTAATATTCCGCCCGAGGCTTGATGACCACACGTGCTCTTCCCTCTCCCTCGCTACCGGTATAAACGGTGGGCTCTTCCTCGAGCTCGCCTGCCTCAAAGGCTCTGATAGCGTTAACGGCAAGAGTATTCGTAAGAGTTGTGACCGCTGCGCAGTAAACGTCTACGCCCTCTGTGTTTTTGAGGTTTGCGTGACCGTTTGCATCTACGCGAAGACAGCCGCCCTCATCTGTAAAAAAAACCTGTACCATATATGTAATCCCCTTTCTAAAACAGTGGGATAAAGCCACCGTCCTACGTTATTTCTCTACTGTTTGCTTTTATCTCGGTTTCGTGCTATCGGCTGCACGTTCTCTTGCCTTTTTCGTGACGTGTGATTCCTCGCTAACAACGCCCTCTGCATTCTGCTCCGGCATCTTCATATTTTCACCGCCCATACCTGCCTGCACGGTAGCGCCGGGAACAGTGCCTTTAGCTAAGCCAAGCGCCATCTCCGCTTTTGCAAGTCTTTCTGAAAGCACGGAAACCATTTGATAAAGAGTGCCGTTCTTTGAGATTTTCCCGATGAGCTTATCCTTATCCTTGAAATCCATCATTTCAATAGCGAGAAGCGCCATATCGGCATTTGCAGGATTAAAGAAGCCCGCGTTATAGAACTGAATAGCAAGCTCATTCTGTGCCATAGCCGAATACGGTGAGGACTTTTGAGCGGAAACGCTTATATCGAATATCGGCTCAACATCAATAGCCGTTCCGTCAAGCTTGGTTACCTTACGCGAGCGAAGAAGCTTGTTTGAAAACTGCTGATACTTGGCAACTCCTCCCTCTCCGATAATACGGAAGGTACGAGGCATATCGTAGAACTCACGAATAAGCTCTATCACACATCTTGCCACCTCTGCGTGAACTCTGTACGAAGCCTTTATAACGTCGCGTGAGGTCTTGCCCGCCTGCTCCTGAAGCGCCGCGATAGCAGATGCAGCCGTTACTCCTGCGGGAACGTTTCCGGACACGACGTCGTTATTGCCCGTCGTCTCCTTGAGCTGTGAAATCGACTGCGCGGCAACGTTCATATAGCTCTCCGCGTTTGAGGTAGGCTGTACCGTGCGGAAGTTTCTATCGTCAAGCTGCCCCGAGAAGCGTATTATTCTCTTTTTCGGGTCCGCAAAGTCGTCAAGATTGACTCCTGCATCGTCCTTTACAAAGGTTTTCTGTCCTCCCGAGAGCACGTCGTTTACCGCCTCTCTGCGCGTTCTGTCTATGACCTCCTGGTCGCTCTTTGCTATATCAATAATGCCAAATCCTGCAGGTGAGCGCTTTACAACGTACATTCTGTCGATGAAGAAGGGATACTTTCCGTGCTTGTAAATACCGTTCGGGAAATTCTCGGGCTCGTTCTCGGTTGAGAAAAGCACCACCCCGGCGGCGAATTTGCAAAGGTGTAAAACGTCGCCCCGGTGGTAATACCAATCTACAATCTCCACCTTGCCCGTCTTGTCAACGTAATCTACCGTGCTGTATTCCTCGACGGTGTTTGATACACCTCCGGTATTCAGTCTCGGTGCAAGCTCCGGGTATACGGCTTGAGCATCCTCTCTGTTCATCTCCGTAACGTAGAAGAGGTTCGGCGAGTCCTGAATGTTTTTGACGCCGCCCTCCCAGAAGAGTCTTAAAACGTCTACGTCCGTTATGGTTATGTCTCCGAGCCCGCCGAGCTTCTTTCCGTCCCAGAATACGCCCCAGCACCCCGTGCCGTGTGTACATTTATCATGTGCTACCGCGTCGTATTTTTCCTCATAGTTGTTCTGCTCGTAAATAACGGGCAAAATCTGAGAAAGAAGCTGTGCGGCATTCTCGTCGCTTTCCTCGCGCGCCAGAACTGCAAACGTAGGTACAGCGTCCATAAAATCGGCGTGCTTGTTTATAACGGAATTGAACGCCCAAGCACTCTTAGGGTCAATCTCGCCTCTCTCGCGAGCACTGTTCGTTTCTCCGTCCTCACGGTTCAGGTCCTCCCAGTGCCTCAGTTCCCACCACTTCTCGTCTGATATAACGTGACTGTCAAAGAACTGCTTTGCCACCTTATATTCCTGTAAGATTACCTGTGCGCGCTTCACAGCCTCCTCGCCTATCGCGGGCGGCGTTTTCTCCTCTTTGCCGTCAAGTAGGTTGCCGAGCATATAATCTCTTACGTCGGCGGCGTGGTCCTCAGCGGTGTATATTCCTCTGTTTTCGGTAGGGTGCAGCCCCTCTGCCCTCGCGGCCTTTACACCTGCCGCGATTTCTTTTATTTTGTCGTTCTGCATTTTTAAATCCTCTCTTAGTATTAAAATCTCCGTTTCTTAAACATATCCAAGGGGTCGTCACCGATATATATATCCCTCTCCTTCTTGAGAAGCGCCGGAACGGGACGTGCCATACACATATATCTGACCTCGTCTGCGATATGGTCCTCACCGTCAGAATCCACGTCCTCGACCATTCTTTCCGAATGAACGAGCGACGGAATTGTCCTTATCGCCTGTCGGCAGGTGTTAAAGAAGTAAATGCGTGAATATCCGTCGTCGTCAAACTGTAGTCTGTTTCGTACCTGGTTCCACCCTGCTATACGAGCGTTATCACCCGGAGAGAAATATATCCCTTCCTTGCTTGCAACCTCTGCTATGCTTTCGCCTCTGTCAGCGTTCCAGATAGACGGGTCGGCAATTCCGAATATTTCCTTGCCCTTTAAGTATGGGTGCTCCCTCTCTATTCTTGCTATTTCCCTGAACTGCTGCGCGGGAGGCATTTTAAGGCCCACGTTGGCTTTTTCTTTCCAACCGTAGTATTCGGCTATCCTGTATAGCACTCCGTCACCGTCAACGGCCCACCAACCGCAGGAAAAAGGCTTAGCCGAGCCAAAGTCGTAGGAGCGATATATCCTCCAATGCGCAGGCGGCTCAAACGGCGCTATAACGTGCGTAAACTTGCGGTCGGTATAATGCTCGGGGTCGTTTTTCCACTCCGAGAAATACTGTCCCGAATAACTGTCCCAATTTCCGTACAGCAGCGCTTCCTTTTCAGCCTGCGACATTGACGCGAGCTTAACGAGATAGCTTGGGTCGTTACGTAACAGTGCCGGGTTATCAAATACCGTTGCAGGAACGAAAACCTTTGATTTCCACTGCTCCACCGTCGTGCCGTCGGGCATATTTATCTTGACCTTATGCCATTGTGTCGTCATCGGCGCCGAGCCGCTGACGAAATAATCCTTTACCCAGCCGTGACCTACGCCTCCGGGGTTTGCCGTCGCTCGCATATACGTGCGCGTTCCCGGGCCGTTTGAACGGTTACGCGATATCAGATATTCGTACTCGCTGTACGAAAAGTGCGTCAGCTCGTCAAAGCCGATAAAATCGTATGCGTGACCCTGATATTGAAACTTGTCTTTTTCGTGAGCCATACTGCCGAGTCTTATAATGCTCCCTTTGGGAAAGCGCCATATATGCTCGGTAGCATTATACACCGCGCCCTTAATCGCACGCGGATATAGCTTGTAGCATTTTTCCTCTATTTCGAGCATCTGAGGGTGCGTCTTACGGATAAGCAGGCCCTTGTAGTGCGGTATATGTACCTGTCTTAGAGCCTCAACGGTAAGCGCATCACTCTTTCCGCCACCGGCTGCGCCTCCGTAGAGTGCCTCATCCTCTCCGCGTGACATAAATATTTCCTGCTTAGGCTGTGGCTGCCATAGAATATTATCAATCGCCGCCATTCACTTGCACTCCGCTGTCATTATTGCTCTTTCCGTCCTCGAGAGCTTCGCCCTCTCTATCTTCGGGAGGCGGCTCGAGCGCGTTTATCGTAGGCAGAAGCACCACGCCGCCCTCGTCAGCCTCGGGTACGCCCTTGTCTATACCCTCCATAACGCGCACCTCCTTGAGCGAAGAGGATAACTGCCTTATCGCAAGAGTATTCAGCGGATTTACCTTCTCTATAGCGCGCGCCACCTTATCTATGAGCTTGTCGGTAGCCTTATATATTTTTGTCAGTCGCCGCGCCTCCGTCTTTGCACGCTCTGCAATCAGTTTTTCGAGCGCAGCCGCACCGCTTTTGTTCTCAAAATGTTCTCTTTTCTCGGCCCAGCCGCCATCTTTTGCGTGAGAATGAATCGCGCTCGCGGAGATTCCGTACTTCTCTGAAAGCGAACGGAAGGAGCAGCTCGCGTCCGTAATATATTCGTTCTCAACCGCCTTCCAGTCGATATCTTTCTTTTTTGCCGGCATCCTATAACCTCCCGTCTGCCTTTCTTTGATAAAATTCTAATAAATTCCGCCGAAATAAAAAACCCCCCTGAAAAGAGGAGTAAAATTGAACGCAGAAAATGGACGGTGTTTTACTTCCGTCCTGAATATTTGCCGTAGCTCGCCTTAGCCTTCATCCATCCACTCCCGCGGCTTCCACTCGGGCAGCTCCGCGTCGGGATTTTCGGGCTTATACATCACCGCCGTGACGTACCAAAAGCCGTTATACTCGTTATAGCGAGCGTAACAGCGCATAAACTTATATCCGCGGTATCTTCTTTCCCAATACTTCGCATCGTCAATATGTAAAGTAGCGAGCCTCTCAACCCCGCGCGCCGTAATCTCTCCGTCAATAGGCTCGAGCACCTCGGGGCGAACGAGATTCTTTGAGTAACCGAATTTTAGCTCGCCCTCTGATACCTTTGCCGTGTAGAGTGCTGCCGTTTCGGGCCCGAATAAGTCAGGGCGGTATCTGTCGGCATTTGCCGCACCGAGCGTCCACAGCTCCTCGAGAAACTCGCGCTCAAGGCCTCCGGTCATAAATATGTGAAAGTGAAAAGAAACCTGTCCCTTCTTATTCCCGCGCTTGTAGGTGCTCTCTGCAATTCTGTAAGCATAACGAAAAGGCGCGGAAAGCTTCTTTACGCGTGCCTTCAGCGTGGAATTATCGGTATTCTTGCGAAGCTCGGCGCGCAGACGGCGCAGTAAGGCTTCCCGTGTGTACTTGACGCGGCGGAAATAGTTAGCAACCTCGCGCTTTGCGTCCTCTATAGTGAAGCAAGCGTTCTTCGGGGCGAAGGTCGGGTGCATCCAGACGTCACCCGTGAAGAAATTGGCATTTACAACGCGAACGAAGTTCTTAATCTGCTTCTTTATGTTGTAGCGCTTCTGCTCCTCAGTGGAGCGCTTTGTCTTGGGCGCTCGGCTTGGTGCGCGGCGGCCGTCGGCGAGCACCGGGTAAAAATCTATCTCAAGAAGCCTTCCCGACTTCGTTCTCTTCTCTCTTTGCATTTTCCGTTTCCTTTCCCACGCCGGAGGTTTACGCACACCGCCGAGGGTGTGGAAAACCTCCTTGCTCGTTTCTCATACGCTCTCCCCGAAAAGCATTCCGCCTCTCGTTAGGTCTGATGCTCGCTCGGGCTAAAGCCCTCACTCCCACAGCCCAGTGACTGCGCCTAGGGTCGGCGCACCACTTCCCCGCAAAACGTACCTACCTGCCTGCTCCTATCGGAGCTGATAAGTTTTTCGTTGAAGAAATACTATACAATACAAGCCCGAAGAACGCGTGCGCCCACGCGGGCGCGAATCGCGTTCTTTAATAAAAAATTATTCGTGTGTGTTACCTATTAAAAGGTAGAAAAGCTACAGTACCGTCTGCTATTTGCAAACTGCGCGGATTTCTCCGCGACTTTTCATTTAAACCGGTTTTTATTTATTGACTATCTTTCACCGGCTCGTAGGTCTGCTCGAATATATCGGGCTTACAAGGATACTTCTCCCCTTTAACGCCCGTTATAATGTAATCTCCGACGTTTGCTTTCATATCACCCTCAAGAGTGTGTATTATCACTTCCTTGTCGGTTCGATATGCTTCAACAACGACGGGCTTCTTTCTATACAGCGCCACATCTACCAACCTCCTAATTCTTAAAATCTACTTTGCTTATTCATATTCCGAAGCATAGCAGGCGTAAAGGTCAGCTGCTTATCCATTCTCTCGCGGCGGAGCCTCTCGGCTTCTGCGCGGTAAAGGTCGTGCTGCTTGCAGTCTGAATGACAAGTAGAGGACCGCCTCGGGCAATCCTTCGGGCAGTTAAGCTCTGCGAGAGTCGGACGATGCTCCGAGGTGTTACTCATCGTCACAACCGTCCTCGTCGTCAATAGAGAGCTGCACAACACCGTGCTCCGCTTCTCTGGCGACGTGCTCTCCGAGGCCGGTGAGCATACCTGCAAGCTCAGGAGAAATAACCAGCTCGGGCAGAACAATCCCGGCGAGGAGCATTCCGTCCTTTACGGCTGCGTAATACGCACCGTTAGAGAATCGCCTCTCGGTGAGGGAAAATCCGTTCTTTGAGTCCGAGAATGGCTCGAGATATTTCGGATTAAGGAAAACGACTCCGCGGCTGCTTATGTAAGGAGTAAGCTCTCTGCCGTGATACCAGAGCGTTGTCCCGACCGGCGTAAGCTCGAGCTCCTCGTCGCTTCTGTCACTCGTATCGAAGTAGGCGGGAAGGCCGCTCTTTGCTTCAAAGTGGATTTTGCCTCGGTTTTTCTCCGGAATATCGAAAATAATATAGATATTGTCCTCGGTAAGCTCCGGCATACCGTAGAGCGGATAGAGGGCGTGCCCTTCGCTTATGTACTGCACTCCGCCGTCGTTAAAAAGAATAATTCTCTTCGCACTGTTACAGAGGCTTTTTATCTTAGCTATTTTCATAAGAGCTCCTTATATCCTTTTAGCTTTTATTGCGTCTGCCGCAGAACCTATGTCGAGAATGCACATCTCGCTCCAAATCTCGTTGAGGTCGCCGTCCTCGGTTATAACGTACTGCTTGCCGTCCTTTACCGCAAGGCCGCAAACCTTGTAAGGAACGAAAGAAACTATATTGTCACTCGTTTTCTCTACGTAGTGAACGGTATCGCCCTCACTGACGGGGAAGCTGTGCATCGTCGGAATCCCCGTACCCGCAGGCTTCTTAATAGGTGCCCTCAGGTCTATTTCCTCAATCGCCGCCCTCACCTCAAGGCAGCGGAGGTACGCGCCCATTCTTGCCGCCTGCTCAGAGAGAAGCGTAAACGAGCATTTCGGGACGAAATCGAGCTTCTGTGCCTCGAGCTTAACAAGCATCGCGTGCAGCTTATCGTAGCGGATCTTCGTCTGCATATACTCGGCAATAAACCGCTCGGTGTAATCAGGCGAGTTCATAAGCGGAACGGTATCGTTAAGAGTATCGAGCCTTCTGTAGTTCTTAAGGCTATCAAGATCAGCATTAGTTTTCATTGCACTTCACCTTTCTATCGATTTCAGCTATAATCTCATTTGCGGCGTTTTCTATCAGCGCATCTATTGCGGCGTCCTCCTCGGCTATTTCCTCAAGACAGGCTTTTATCTCATCACCGGTGATGCATCTGTTCTCGAACTTCTTATAAGCGTCGAGATAGAGCTCGTCCTTGTCACCGTTGTAGGTAAGCTCGTAATACATACCGTCAGGGAGCGTGGTAGAGAGCAGTGCCTTGTTGTTCTGAAGCACCTTAGAGAGCCAAACGATAAAGACGTTCTCCTCGGTAATCTGCACACCGTCGGTCTTGTCAACGTGCGCGTTTGCGTAGTCGCGTACTATGCGCTTTGCGAGTTTTTCAAATTTCTGGTTTTCCATTTTTTTGTTTCTCCTTATATCTAAAATTTTATTGAAGTAAAAGCATAGTTGGAGGAGTTCCGATGCGGTAAGCTTCTTCGATTTTTGGCTTCACAAATTCACCGACTGTACCTCCGCCGGGAAGAACGATATTTGCCATAAATTCGTCCTCGAATACCGATATACCGCACTCAACAGCCTCAAGCTTAGCCTGAATAACGAGCTTTAAGGCGCGCCACCTCTGGCGGCAGGCCTGCTCCCAAGCATCGCGCATACTGTTTTCCGTGCGCGCTCGCCCTGTCGGTGACCTTGAATATTCCTCCTTGAGAGGAAGCGGCAGAATGAATTTGACCTGCCTACCGTTCATCGTGAAGCATATCAGAGCCTTACCGTTCGACATAGCATAAGCAAAGTTTTCAGCGCCGTAACGTATCAGCACCTTTTCTATCTCGATGCGCGAAAGCTCCGAGGAAACACTGGTGTTCTTTGCGTACTGCCCCATCACTTTATCTCCTTCACAAGAAAAATTCTGTCGCCCTCGCCCTCGTCGTGAACCATTTCGGCATCAACCCCGAAAAGCTTTGTAACGTAGCCGTCCTCACCTTCCGCGCCGGCGTAGCTTCGGAGATAGCGGTTTACACTGGGCGTAACCAGCACCTTTAACCCCTCGTCGAGCGAGTGCTCGAGCACACCGCCTAAGTACCGAACGCGCCGGCACTGCTCTATCTCACGCCGCAGAGCCGCAAGCTTTGCCTCGATCGCATCCACTCGGTCAAGAACGGCTCTTTCTCTTTTTGTCATTTTCATTCCTCGCCCTCCTCCACATTCTGCATTTTGCATTCTGCATTCTGCATTCCATAATACATCAGCATCTCCGCGTGGTCGCGCTCTCCGAGAGAGGCAAGGTGCCAAGCGGCAAACGGGAGCTCTGTAATAACCGTTTCAATACCGCAGATTCTTCGCTCGTCGAGCTTTGTTTCGTGTCTTTCAAAAATCCTGTCAAAAGCGTACTCGCAGAGAAACTCCCAAAGCGCGACCGAGCAGTAGAGCCTAAGCTCCGCCCCCGGAGTCCTCGCCATAGCAAGCCCCTGAGCCTCTCTTATATCGTCGGTTATTGAAACTGCAAAATTCCGTTTATCATTCTCCGACATACGCCGTAGGTCAATTGATTTCTTATGGTGTATCATTTTCTTTTTCTCCTATTTCCCAACTTACTTTTTCCGCATAGCAGAAATTTTGTGGTGGTCTCGTTATATCGTTAAAACAAGCCTTGTCAACGGACAAGAACGGTGCACCCTCCGGTGTTTTTACAAAGTAGAAGCCGCAGAACCTACATAGCGCAGGCGTTCCTCCTACGCACAATCCGTCCTTCAGATGCTTGCACGGGTGGCGAAAACACGAGAGCTTTTTCGGCTCGTCGTACACCTTTAGCTTTGATATGTGAAGTGTGTAAAGCGGTTTCTGACACTGCTTTGTATATTTGCGCACGTAATCGCGCGAAACGCACGCTGCTTCTATCACGTCCTCGCTCGGAGGAGTTGTCCACTTCTCGCGCTTGTCGCAGATCCATTCGTTAGTAACAGCGTGACGACCGCCGGGGCCGCTTTCATAAGTTAGCACTCTGAACGGCAGCTCGCACGTCGGCGGCAGGGTGCGAAGCTCTAAAGTCTTCGCCCCCGACTCTATATTCCGGTTATTCTCGCGCTGGATTGACAATATAACGGTTTTCATTTTCCGTCCTTTCTAAAAAGTTTATAAATTGCTGAAAACATTCCTGGCACAAATCTATTCTTTGTCCGGGGTAGCTTCTCGGAGTGCCGATTCCCCATAAATCAATCCTCGCTGATGATATCTTAATATCATAGGCGGATATCTCTTTTCCACATCTATCGCAGAAAACTTGAGTTTTTTTCGACATCAAGCCTCCCCTTTCTCTTTAACGTGCACGATATCATATCTCGGGTACAGCTGATAGAAGCGCTTCTTTGCCGCGTATTTCGACGGAGCCGTTATCATAATTTTATACGTGCGGCTTGGCAGCACCTTCGTATATGTAACGATATAACTCTTATTCACCGCCCTGCTCCTTCTTGTAGAGCTCGCTCGTGCCGTCAAGCAGCTCGCGCTCCTCGTCGCTCATTTCGTATCCGATAGACTCAAGGAACTCATAGACCTTATTAAGAACCTCGTTTTCCTCGAAATTGCCGTAATAGTCGTAGCAATCCTCGTTCTCGCTATCACACATAAGCCACGCAGTCACGAGTATAGCCTTTGCCGCGTCGCTTGATTCTAACATAGAGTCCATCTCCTCAAATGAGGATATCTCGCACTGTCTGCCGAAAACAAGTTCCTCAAATTCATTCTTATCGAGATAATAACCGGCATCGTCGTCTATTGACATAATAGCGAGGAAGGCTGCAATCTTTGAAAGATTTATAGTCGCCAGTTTCAATGAATAATTACATATGAACTCTTTTCTTAACTTAAAAGCACGCACCGATGCTTCGGCAAGCGCCTCTCTTTTCTCGCGCTCCTCGCGTACTCTTTTTTCCTGCTCGAGCTGCGCCTCGCTTTTTTCAACAGTCCTTACTGTGCCGTCCTTTTTGTCCTCTGCCTCGTCGCTCTTCTTATAGAGCCAGAAGTTACTGCCGGAATCACTTTCCATAAAGTAAATCTGAACGCCGGAGGTTAAACAACTGTGAAATTTCTGTGCATTTTCAAGAGAGGCATTCTTGTTAATCGAAGTAATGTAGTCGTAGCCTTGTACGCTTCCTTCAAAGCGAATATACCCGGCATCAAGAAGCGACTGCCTTATGATAGGTATAGCCTTCTTCGTTTCTTGAGTATCAATAGCGCGCTGAAGGTTATAGTCATAATTAGAAGTACCTATGTACTTGAGCACGTTGTTTCGCTCCTCTATATCGTCGATTTTCGAGAGCTTATCAAGGTCGCCAAAGCTTATCTGCTTTCCCGATGCCTTCTCAAGCAGCTTGTCGTCGAGCTTCGCAACCTCAAGGCGGCGGCGAACCGTGGTTTCCGAGAAGCCGGTTTTCTCGACGATATCGCTGACGCTCTCGCCGAAATCTATCATCATCTGGAAGCCCTTCGCCTGCTCGTATACTGTGAGGTCTGAGCGCTGAATGTTTTCAAGCAGCATAGTAGCGAGCTGTTCCTGATAGCTCATATTCACGATAGCGCAAGGCAGGTATTCAAGGCCTGCCTTCTTTGCCGCCGCGTGTCTGCGGTGACCGATAATAATTGTGTATTTGCCGTATTCGTCCTCCTTCGGAACGACCGTAAGATTTTGCATCACGCCCTTTGCCTTAATGCTCTCGGCAAGCTCCTTGAGGTCTCCGAGCTTCTTGCGAGGGTTGTCCGGGTGAGGAAAAAGCGCGTCAATAGGGAGCATTACAAGCTGTGCCTGCTCCTCAAGCGCCATCTCCGCGAGCATTTCTTCCTCGTATTCGCGTACTCGTGCATCTTCCATTTCTTCTCTTATCCTTTCCTGGTCGGCAATAATAGACTCGCCGACAGCGTTATTCTTGTAGTAGTCGCAATTTATCTCGGCGCCAACGTGCGCGCAAGCTCGCCCGCACTCATTCTGAAGCGGGCATCTTTTGTTCTTTTTAGGCATTGTTTTTCTCTCCGTTTCATATATTGAAGAGCTCTCGTTCCTTTTTCGGAAGCAGAGCTTTTATTTCCTCCGGGACTGTAGGCAACGGGCGCCAAGCGTACACAGTCAAGTTTTCGACCTCCGGAAGCCAGCAAAGCGACCATTTCTTTTTTGTGTCGTCCCAATCTCCTATCTCGATACTGCCAAGTAGCCGAACACCTTTGAACTTCCCCGAACAAAATACGAGGTAAAAGTCTGCATCGTCGTTTTCGGGTGGCGTTTCCATATCCGCAATGCGCCACTCCTCGTTTATCAGCTTTTCGAGATAAGCCTCGAGAGAATCAGCCGCTATTTTCTTCAAAGTTTTAGCACAACCGTTGCCACGCCCTGCGGTGCACTTGTCACACTCATACATATCGCTTGCACAGTAGCGCAAATTTTCTATTATTTGTTCTAACATTTTTTCCCTTTCAATTTAATTCGTTATTAGCGGCCTCAAATATGACGTCCGAGTATTTATCCACATGGCCACAGGGATTATCCCAACCGTCACAGGGCAAATATCTGCTACCATCATAACTAACCGTCTTTTTGATTTCACCACGCGGCCTGCCACAAGTCGGGCACACCCACCTCAAGCGAACGAACGCCGCGTGAACTCCGTCGTGATTATCACACGCCGGTATTACAACCGATTTTATCGGGTATTGAGGAAGCTGCGGAATCTCGCGCCAATGCGATACGGAAAAACCGTCTTCCCAATCCGGATATCCTTCCAAAAACCAACCGTGCTTTTCGTCATAATTTGCCAAAGCCACGGCACCGTAAAGCTGTATGTTTTTTTGTGGGCTTCCCCATAAAATAACAAGCACATCGCAATCCGAAGTATTTGGTAGGCTGTGTTCAACGGATATCCAACCATCATTAGAAACAATGTTTTTGGCTTCAAAAGCCGGGCATTGCTTTTCAACACCGTCGCTGTATACACCATCGTCATCGATGTGTTCGCCTATATGGCGGCCACTGTCGCAAACGATAAAATGGATGCAATCTTTGCAAGTCATTTTCCTTTCTCCTTTCGGTTCTTACCTTTCTCGCTGCGGCTCGGGCACGCTCGGGGTCTGACACTCCACCGGACTGTCATTCAATACCCTCGCGCCGTTCCGTTCGTCCTTCGGACTCTCTACACTACCGAGCATCTTATCAAAGAAGCTCTGCGGGAATCCGCTTTTCTTAAATATTTCCGCCATTCGTTTATTCAGATACTCGAGCTGCTCCCCGGCGCGAACCATCTTCTGCTGCGAGAAGAACAATTCTCTGTGATGCCCGAGCAAGAGCGTGAGTCGCTTCTCACCCCAACCGAAAGCATCGTGAAGCGTTACGCACATCATTTTTATGTAGAGGTCGAGCATAACGCGCCCGTCACGCTCGAGTGTCTCCTGCGCCACGTTACGCCAATACTCGTCGATGCGGCGCTGCTGTCCGGGCGGAAGCGCCGTAAATTCCTTCGGTACTCTAACCTTCATTTAGTACCTCCGATATGTTCGAGCCAAAATTGAGAGTTTGACAGGCTCTCAACGCTTCCATTTTTTTTACACCGACAAGCAATACAGTGCCGGGAAACATAATTCCACAGAACGTCACGTTATAATTCGAGTTATCAACTCTCGCGCCTTTCCCGTACACAAGGCGGACATCGGTAGCAATAGTGACAAAAACAGGTTCACCGCCAACCTCTTCCGATATAGCGGATTCTTCTATGTTCACAACCTCCCACGGCTCACCGCGCTTTTTCCTCAAAACTTCTATAAGACTCATTATCCCATATTACCTCTTGACTTCTTAATTATTTTGTAGTATAATATAGGCGTGACTAACCTCTCTAAGTTATCACACCTAAGACCTCGCCTGCCTGCAAGCTTTAAGCGAGGCCTTTTATAATTTCCACGTCCTTGTCAATGTTGATAAGGACCTTTTTCTTTTCTATGCCGCCCTGCCTTCCGATAGCACCCGCAGGAACGGCACGAACACCGATAGGCGCTCTCGCTCCGCGAATAATTCGCGCTATCTCCACGCACTGATGACAGATGCGCTGAAGCTCCGACTCACTCTCGTAGCGCTCCTCTTTGCCGTTAGAAAACAGTACAACCCGTCTTTCACCGTCCACCGTTATTCCCATTGCTTTCTCCTTCCTTGTATTTTTCATTTAATATTCCCGCAAGCGGGCAACCCTTCCAGCACTTAGAATAACAAAAGCTGTATCTATGCTCCTCGCACTCGAGCTCACTTTTAAACTCCACCGTGATTTTTCCACCGGGAGACAATCCCTCGCAGCGTATTCGCCGCTTTTGCACAAGCTTTCGTTGTGCGAGCTGCTTGCGGCTGCCGCCACACGCCGCCTCTTCTACAAAGAACGGACATACCGCTTGCACGTCTATGTTTCTGCTCAATAATATCACGTCCTTTTGCAGTTTTTTGTGTTGCTTCTCCCGTCGTACAGTCTCTCGACAAATTGCTTATCAACGATTGATTCCCAGTACTCAAGCTCTGACTTTAATACCTTCGTAGCAAGACCAATCTTACCGCCTCCGCATACGTGGCGTACGCCCTCGAGTATACTTCTTGCCTTCGCCTCTCCGATACCGCCGTAGCGCTCTATAACACCGGGTAAATCTATGTAAGGCTTATCGTCACCGCGAGCTGCCGCCGCCTTTTCCATAGCGTCTGTGTAGCCTTGCATATATGCTCGCATATAAGCTTCATTTGCAGGTTGCATATATATAACCTCCTTAACCTTGTTTTTTAAATTTTCATCTTCACTTGCCCGATAACGTCCTTCATCGCCTGTCTGGTCGAGGACTTTATTCCGACGTCGTGACTGTCGCCTCGCGACTTGGCAGCTGCGCTCGGAGCGCTTCTCGGCGCAGGCGTGCATCTGACGTAGCCGTCAAACACCGTATGCTTCTTGAGCACCGTCCCCGGCACTCGCGCCGGGTGGTTATAATCCGGGTAGAGAGTAAATCTCCGATGCTTCTCCCTCCAATACCCCTTATACGTTCCTACGACAGCCCCCTTCTCGTCCCTCTCGATTATCGAGTGAGGAAAGTTCTCCCGCAAAAACGGTTCCTTACAGGTGTATGTGTTCATATCAGACCTCCGTTTTTCTCTTAACGAGCTTGCTTCGTCTGGCACTCAATGCGCTTACCATTAAATCAAGATAATATCTAACCGTTTCAAATGATATAAAACCATTGAAATGAAGCGCCCACAAGAAGTCCATTATATTCCGCCCTGCTTGCGCGCAGTCAACCTCACATACGCGGATAAGTATATTTATTGCCTCTGTCAGTTTTTTATCTTGCTCCGCGCTGAGTCCTGTGTAGTCGTTCATTTTTCACTCCCCCTCAACGCATTTAATAGGCAGTCGTATTTCTTCTGTGTTTTTGCAAGCCCCTTCTTAAAACCTTCTCTTTGCTTTTTTAGCTTTACGTTCTTTTTCTGCAACCTCTCGATCTGACGGGCGAGTGCTCCTTTTTCATTTTCCTGCGCCACTATTCTGTTACGAAGCTCCTCTACTTCTTCTCGGAGCTTTTTCTCGATTTTATCTCCAAACATAAGCAAACCGTTAAGGGTTTCGTTTTCTTCAATAAGTGTCTTTTGTTTTTCCAGTGCGTCACACGTTTTTTTCAAGTATTCTGTTGCGAGCTCATGCTCTGAGGCAAGCTGTTCTTTAAGCTCTTTTATCTCGTGGTCTTTACGAAATATCTCGCCATCTAACTCAAAAACCTTTGCAACCGTTTTCGCGTTATTTAATCTGTTCTTTTCAAGTTCCTCAACTCTTTTCAAAAGCTCTGTTTTTTCTTTGGTGCTTTTATTCACCTCACGAACCCACAAAATAGCAAATACTCCGGTTAAAACAACGAAAATTATAACGATAATTTTTATTACAAGCATATCATACCTCCTGCGTTATATCATTTTCACTTTTCGAACTAAACTTTTTTTGAAAATTTTCTTTGATTTCGAGAAGCTCCTCTATTTGTCTGTCGAAATAATGCTGCTCCTCGTCCTTACCTGCCTGTTTATCTTTTAGCGCCGTCGCTTTCCTATCGCAGAATTTGCAAATGTTCTCAAGTGTTATTTCTTCAAGCTTGCTATTCAGTAGCGAATATATGACAGCCGAGTTTTCGCCTAGGCGGTCATCACAGAATTTTTCAAATTCGGCAAGCTTTTGAATTATCACCGAGTTGTCCTTGCTTTGAAGTCTTGCGTATTCACGGTTAAAACGATACATTTCGCATTCTCCAAGCAAAACGAAAAGTTGAAATTCTGCTTTAAAGCTCTCGTAATCGTCAACCCCGTTGTCATCATAGAAACGGTAGTCTTCGCAGCCTTCAATAATAGCACCGAATACACTCGAGCTTTCCTTGCGCTGTGATATCCTGCACCAGCTCCTGATTGTGTCCGATGCTGCCATCAAGCCAAAGTCATATCCTCTCGACATAATGCTTTTATGTTCGGCAATCGCTTCGTCATAGCTTAAACCCTCCGGCATTTTAAAAGTACAGGTTTCATCGTCAAACTCTATTCCGGGTATTGAGTTAAGATTTAGTGGTTTTCTCATTTTTTAATATACCTTTCTGTTCCTCACGGTTGTTTCTAAACAACATCTAATTCAAAAAAAATTTCCGAAGCGGGCGTTCCTAATGCCTTAACCAAGGCTACAATCGTAGTTCCGTCCGGTACGGATTTCTCGTTTTCGATGGCAGACAACGCAGGCCTTGTAATTCCTGCCATTTCTGCTAACTGCGCTTGGGTAAGTCCTTTATCCAAGCGTATTTTTTTAATTCTGTTTTTCATTATCGTGCTCCTTGTTGTTTGTGGTTGACAACATTATAACACACTTTTTTTCGTTTGTCAAGCATAAACAACGCTTTTTTTGTTTTTTTTACTTGACTGTTTGTCTTTTTTACACTACAATATGTATTGTAGACACAACAAAAAACGAGGTGCTAAATGAAAACTGAAAAAGAAATTGGTATAATCATTCGAGAACTTCGCGGCTCAATGTCGCTTAGAGAATTTGCAAAAAAATGTGACACCAGCCATACTACAATAGATAATCTAGAAAAAGGATATGATTTTAGAACCGGAAAACCTACACAAGTAAAAATGGCAACTTTACAAAAAATAGCCGATGCTTGCAACGTTCCTATTTCTTATATTATTGGCGGTGATGAAAGCGCTTCACAAATCGAAGAGCTGAAAATAGCGCTTTTCGGTGGTGATTCCGAAGTAACCGAAGAAATGTGGGCTGAAGTTTTGAAATATGTGCAATATTTGAAATCTCAGCAAAAAATCGGTAGCAAGGAGAAGTGAGGCGTAATGGATAAATGTTTATCTACCCTATACGAGCTTGCTGCTGAAAACGATATCCAAGTAGATGAATTTTGTCCCAGAAATATAATTTCGATGTCTGTTCGTTTTAAAAATGGCAAAAAAATAATCGGACTTTCTAAATTTGATTCCGATGTTGATTATAACGTAGATGATTTACCACTCGCTTCTACAAAATTAGAATGTTTTGCACACGAAATGGGACACTGCATGACCGATAGCTTTTATGAAGAATACTCACCGTTGGAGAAACGCTCAAAACACGAGTATCGTGCTAACAAATGGGCCATTTTTTATCTTATTCCTTTTACAAAGCTCTGCCAAGCCGTATCTGATGGATATCGCGAATTATGGCAACTCGCCGATTATTTTATGGTAAGTCCGGCTTTTGTTGAAAACGCTATATACGTCCATGCTAGTTACGGCAACATCGTACCCAAAGAACTCTATTCAAACGAATAAAAAAAGGAGACTAACATAATGAAAAATACTGATATCAAAATCAATATCAATGAAATCGGGGAGCCAAGAACAAAAAGTCTCCCCTGTATCGAAATGGAACATAATGGGAAAACTTTTACTACCGAGGTTACCAAACAATATAAGGTGGATAAAAGCATTTCGGTTAACGCTGATTCTTGTTGGACTACGAAATCCAACCCCTTAAGCATAGATGCCAAAGTTCGATTCACAACATTTCTTCTAAAAGAACTAGACGATACCGTCAAAATCAACAACGGAGATCTTTTTCTGGCTTGGATTGATAACGACCATTATACTATTGGACGATACTCAAATGAAACCCTATATTCAGTTTTTTATACTGACCAGCCTTTATCCGCGCAAAAATTAAAAGCAAAGATAGTTGCATTTTTTTGTGATTTAAGTTATTAAAACAATTTGAGGTTTTCTATGTTTGAAAATAAAAATCTTAATAAAGCAAAATGCACCGATACTAATTACGTAGCTTATATATTTCTGTCCGTTTTGCTTATATTGAGTATCACTGCAACCGTTACGTTTTTTATATCGGAATTAGCAAGCGGCATTCTCGCGCTTGTTACACTATTTATATACCTGTTCGCAACGTCTCCGCTTTACAAATCAGGTTATTTAGGACTCATATCCATAAATTTGATAATTCCCATAAATGTAGCAGCAGT